CCTCAATCGGATCATGCGGAAACGCCTACCAGCGTTCCCGTTTGTGACGGTTAGGGTCCGTGCTCAGGCGGGCGCTCCGACTCCTGTCACCAAGGTGGCAGGCAGTAGGAGGTCCCGGGCCGGGCGTCCCAGTCGTCGATCTGATCGGCAAATCACAGAGCTGTGGAAGGCTCTGTGGTGCGGACTGATATCCTGTGGACTCGGAACGCGTATCGGATCTTGGAAAGTGAGAAAGTGGTTGTCCTTGAGCTGTGCCAGGAATGGCTGGCTCTCCACCGCACGGGAGTTGAAAACCGTGGCCGGGGAGCTCCGCGCTGCTGCCCTCGAGCAGCGCAGGGCGTTTGCACCTAGCGGTTCCCACTTTCCAAGAAAGCTTCTTCGTTGGCTCGATAACAGCCTCAGTGTAAAAGGCAAACTGGCTTTCTCCAGGATTGCACGCGCCCTTCCAAGCGCTCCTGAGGCTGTTAAACAAGAAGCTGTAGACCGACATGTTGAGACCCTCTCTAGCAGACACGTGACAGACCCTGGTTTCCTTCGGTCTCTCGAGAATCACGTTTACACACTGCTTAAGGGGGCGTTCCGAGATACAACTTCGTTCTCTGTGCCTTCTTCGGCTGCGGCAGTCGTCGAACGGGGGCGGGTTGACGGTGGCTATAACTCTTTCGTGGCAGGCCTGGCCAGGCCTGCCTGGCTTAAAGCTGCGGGTGGCGTCCGCGGTGGACGGCCAGCGCACATGGAAGATGAGCCATCCCGACTCGCCCGCGCGTTCGAGGACGCACTCAGTGTCAAGATACGCCGGGCGGCGATCCACATGTACCCCACTGTTTCCTCTGCCGAGAGGAATGTGATGTACGCCACATCCCTCCTTCTTCGGAAGGAGAGTGGGGCACGTGTGGTTCACCACGCCAGCTGTATCTCGGAACTGGGGATGAAGGCACGGATCATTACCATCCCGCCGGCACACTGCTTCACCAGAGGTGACCTTGTAAGACAGGTTCTCTGGCGTACGGTCCAGTCTAGGATCCCTCAGATCCTTCCGTATGCGCCGCACACGGAAGAGCGGATCCTTCAGAGACTGGCGTCGCGTAGTCATGCTTCTAAGGTCTACCTCTCGGCGGACCTTACTTGTGCGACTGACGGGTTTGGACATGATGCGATTCTTGCTGTTTGCAACGGACTCAGGCGAGCAGGCCTCCCCGCTCACCTGTATCCGGACCTCCTTGAGTCCTTGGGGGTCGGTAAGAATCCGCATTATGTCCGCTACCGTCTTTCCGACATGACGCGTCGTGGAGCAGCTAGGTGCCGAGCACGTTATGAGGAGGTTGATGGGTGTGTGGAGGTGCCCAAGGTTCGTGGTTCCCTTATGGGGACTCCTTGTTCGTTCACGATCTTGAGCCTCATCAACCATTGGATGAGTGAGCAGCTTGGACCGAGCCGGATCATTTGTGGTGATGATCTGGCCGCTGTCACTCACCCCTCGAACGTGCCTTCCTACGCTGCTAGGGCCCGTAGCGTAGGAAGCGAGCTCCATGAGGGTAAGTCTTATAGGTCTAAGATAGGCTTCGTGTTCTGCGAAGCCTATGCACTCACCGGTCCTGGTGGTGTGGGACTTAAGTCCTTTAGACCTCCATCCCTCAAGGAGTTCGTTAGGGGCGGTAATGGGGTCATGAGTCAACATTCCGTGGACCCCTCGTCGTTCAACCGCCTTGCGCGCTGCGCAAGAACGATATACCACTCGCAGCGAGCGGTGGCGACGAGGTTGGG